ATAGCAGTAAATTCATCAAACGCCTCTTTGTTCTTTACACCAGCATCAGCTAATATTTTATTAATTTCTTTACTATCTGCTGCTGACATTTTTTGAGTTTTTGTTAAAATATTTTGGATCTTTTCATCACTAATATTACTCTCTTTTAATATATCTCTTAACTTAGCATTCTCAGAACGATTCTCTTTGGCTTCTTCAGCCATTGCTTCTTTTCTTTCTTTACTAGATTCAAGAAGGTCATTTAGTTTATCACCCATTATTGCAACAAAAGGTGACCCAGAAGCTAATCCTACTGAACGCAACAATGATCCGGGTTTTAGCATTTGCTTTACACCGGCAAATTGTTTTTTCGCATTCTCTTCGAATTGTTCTCTAAAATAACTCCGGCTCTTTGCACTTTCTTCAGTATAGGACTTTGCAATACGATCACCTAACTCCTTAGATATTTCTTCGGGAGTACGCTCATCGTTTCTACCAGATATTCTTTTTTTCAATTCTGTATCTTGGTTAGCCATTATGCTTCTTCTTTTCTTCTTTTATTTGTGAAAGTAAAATGGAAGAATAAATATCAAATTCATAAGGTATAAAATTTTCTATTTCTATCAGCGTATAATCCGAATACCTTACTAATGCTCCAATGCTTTCGTATAATTGGATCATGCTTTTACTACGGTATACGCTTATAGAAAATCCATTATATTGTCGGTGACGAATTCACTTTCCTTTGTGCAATTATTGCATATGAACTTAATCTTTAGTTTCATCTTTGCGAGACCTTCCATCTTTTCAGAAATTCCTTCAAGAGAAACCTTGGGCAGGTTCTGCAAAATATTATTTTTTACTTCTTCAATTGAAAAATCAGTGTAAACCTTTTCATCATAGATTACAGTTAATATAGATGAAGCCAAAATATCTATTACATTTGAATCTTCTGTCTCAAATAAAACATTGATTCTTGGTGGACCAACACTTAAAGATAAATTTTCATTTACTTTAATAAGAATCTTTACATTTTCTTGATTCTCAATAAGCATTGATTCTTCTAAGTTAGCAGTGAAGTCTGTTTTCTTATTGCAGTGATGGCAATGTAATTGTCCACTAATATCTTCACCGGTTGACTTCATTCTAATATTTAAAATTAAATAAAAGAAGTCTATAATGTTTAGTTTTTTAATATCGAAGTCTTTTGAAACAATTGAGTTTTCAATGAGAATATTAAACATCCTCAGAATATCTTCTTTCTTATCTGTGTTAATTGATGTTAAAAAAGACTTTTCTTCTTTAATAACAAAAGGTCTAAATTCAACCTTTTGTTTTGAAATTGGTAATGTTATAATATGAATTGGTAATTCTAAAATCGGTAAAGCCATAAATCCTCCTCAAGATTTTAAGCAGTGTTTAAGCAGTAATCATTAAATAGTTGAAACTTATATCATAGGTCATTACTGTTCCACTTTTATCCCATGATAAGTCGAAAGATGTTATACTTGTTGGGTAAGCATCTACAATGTTTGCTTGGTAAATTTGAGCGCCACCCCGGTCGAAAATTTCTACAAGAATATTACATTTGTAATCTTCTTTAAAACCAAATTTCCCTTCATTGTATATAGCAGACCCCCAATCATCAAAAACCTTGATGATTTCCATTGAGGCATCACAAAGGAAAGTAAACGTGACAGGATCATAATCTGCTCCTGTCACGAATTTCCTATAGTAACCATCCACATAATATTTACCCTCAGTAAAGGTAACACCTGGAATAACAGCAGACTTACAGGCATAGCTTAGCATCTTTTTTCCATTAACTATATTGTTCCCAGAGAAGGTTGCCCTAAACAAGTTAGGATATACAAACCCCTTGTCAAAGTGCTGAACAAAACTGTTAATTGAAAATATGTCTGAGCCAGAGCCGTAGTTGTTTGCCATCTAATGACCTTATGCCAGTTCCCAATGAGAGTAAGAGAATGATGCGCCAAACTCTAGAATTGTATCAGCATTCTCGAATCCTAAGTCCATCGGATCTACTGAAGTAGGCCACAGGTTAAACATTTTGTACTTAGCATTAGGATTCTCTGAACCATCACGATTCAATTGAATTACTGTCGCTGTTCTAAAATAATCAGTTAATGCACCTTGACCAACGGCTTGGTTATTATTTTTAATACCTTCTTGCCATTGTTCAAAAGCACGTCTAATTGAATAATCTTCGTCATTAAGAACGGTGATTGTCCAATCTTCAAACATAGCATCACCTGCTACCTTAATGGTATTATTCAGATACTTTACCTCAATTGGGGTAATAGTCTTACCCGGAATCTGAGCTGTTTTACAAACAAACTCTAACTTTTGATCTACATTGTCGATGAAGACTTTGTACAAATTCGCACGAGATCCAATTTTGAAGTTCTGGACGAAGTCGTTGACTGTACTCATATTGTGTTACTCCTTTATAATTCTTTGATGTTCTTTGATGTTACTCTGTTGTTCTCTTGTTAAATTTAAAAACCATATTACCACAATCCCAAATTCTATCATAACCATTTAATTTCATATTCTCCCACTCAGTTAAACTTGAATCAAAAAATTCCAATTTATGGCTAAGATTGTGTTTCATATATCCTGCTCTATGTTCTAAATTTGAAAAATCTTTTGTGTAGTAATAATTTGGTGATGAACTATGTGAAAATTCAAAACCTAATTTATAATACAATTCGCCGGTGCTAAATCTCTTATCTGCATAAGTAATAATCTCTTCTCCAGTATGATAATTATTTAAAAAGTTCTTGAATAATTTACTAGCAGCACCTATTACATTAGTATTTATCAAGTTACAAAACCGTATCATTTCAAAAGAAGCTTTCCCAGTAATTTTCCTTTTTCCAAATGTCATTATAGAAACCAATTTATTTTCATAATACATACCTAACTTTACATTGGATCTGTCTCTTCCCTGTAAATGATTTTCATCGAGGAATTTGTTTTTATCTGTAACAGGGACTTCTCTAATTTCACACTTTCTAGCATAAATTCTATTAGGAGTTTTATTCAATTTGTTTAATAGGATAGATTTAACTATTTCCTGTTTGAATATCCACTCTGAATCTAATATATGTATTAAGTTCATTCCAAGTTGTTCTTTGGCCATTTCTGTTTTCTCAAGATGAAATTTTCTATGTTTTCCACCAGTATCTTCTGTGTGATGATAAATTCCGTTACACTCAATTCCTAGATTGTGAGAAGGAATTTGAATATCTATTTCTTTATTACCTTTATTTCCGGGCTGAGAAATATCTTTAAGTGGTCTTTTATTATTAACAGTTTCAACACCAAGGCTTTCAATAAAATCCCTTATTTCTTTCTCCCACTTAGATGTTCCTTGTTTAGCACAATATGGACAACCATTTAAATATGCGAGTGATCTTTCATGTACTTTACCACAAGATTTATGTTTTAATTTTAAAATGTTGTTTTCTATAAATTCATTTTTATCAGTTAATATATCAAAATCTTTTTCTAATAATGAGACATAATTATCAAATAATTTAGTTCTTCTGGGTTTTTTATATTTAATCTCACTTTTTATAGCTCCCTCAGAATTAGAGCATTGTATACAAATATCTAATCTATAACCAGTTTCAACAGTATGTACCCTTTGATTGTTTTCTTTTCCGCACTTGGTACACTTAGGTATTTCAACAAGATCATTTAATACATGAAATAATTTTTCTTTTAATGTTTTTCCATCTAAATATTTTAAATTATTTTTTAAACTTTTTAGTAAATTTGGGTCTTCTTTCAGTAAACTTTGTGTGATATTATTTCTAGTTATTTTCCCTTCTTTATCCAAATCTTTTATCTTACATCTAGTTGTTTGTTCATCATAAATAATAGCATTCTTATATTTTTCTAGTTTTTTGACTTGAGTATTATTATTTGAAATTACCGAAGAACAACGTCTAGAGCAATACTCATTATAACCACTGGTAAAACTATTAAAATTTAATTTTTTAATTTGACATACATTACATATTGGTCTTTCTTTAATATCATTTAAAATCTGATATAGTTTTTCACTAAAACTAGGAGCAGAGCTTAACTCGTAAATAGCCCTCAATAATTTTGGATTTCTCTTATATAGAGAATATTTTATATTTGAAAAATCAAATAATTTCAGTACTTCTTGTATTTCTATTTTAATATTGTATATCTTTTCATATTTAATATTTAATATTTCTTCAGAGCTAACTGTATTGTTAGAAGAGTGACCAATGTTAGCTATAGAACCTTTATTGGATTTTCCTGTACAAGCTCTTCCACAATATATAGCATAACCAAATCTAAAATTACCACCAAAAGAAACATCGTTAGAACAAATTAAACACTTCGGATTCTCAGTTATATTATAATAAAAATTATATGCTTTTTGGCTTAATGTGCAACTATCAAAATTCTCTTTATTAAATTCAATAACATCATTGTAATCTTCTGTTACTTTAAATCTTTGTGGAAATGACTTTGGCGAAATATTTCTAAAATCAATATATTCTTCTCTGTTCACTTTTTTAATACTCCCTTATTTAAGTTAAAATTAAAAGTGGTTAGATGTTGAGGGAGCAACATCAGGGATAGCAAGTCCTTGTCCCACTTCAATTTTTTATTATATTACATTAAATGCAATTTGTTAGAATGATTTTCCAATGTACTCAGAAAAGTCAACCCCGGTACGTGTGGCGATAAAATTGAGGCTAATAAATTCCGCTGTGCGAGTAGGTTGGATAAAAATATCACAAACAAGTTCGTTACCATCAATTACTTGAGGAGTATTGTTTCTTTCGTCACAAACAACCTCAAACGCTGTAATACCTTCACGCCCTTGTACTCTGCGAAGGAACGGCTCAATCATACCGATGATTTGGCGTCTAGTGAATGAATTGTTCTTTTCGAAGATAAAGTATTTGGAAGCAGTTGAAATTGCTTTTTCAAGTACAATAAACAATCTACGAACGTCAACACGATCAAAAGCACTAGGCTTATTCTGCATTGTTTTCTGACCAAATACTGTAGCACCTTCATTAGCAAATTCAACACAAGGATTGCATTGTGCTTTGTAAAGGGTATCTCGTTGTGCTCTATTAGGACTAAATGCTAGTTTAATAGAGTTACGAATTTTACCTCTGTTTAGTCCTGCAGGAGCAAACCAAGCATCACGTGTATTATCGGTATAAGCGTAAACACCACCCATATCACCTGAGAGTGGAACCCAACGATATTTGTCACTGAATTTGTCATATTGATATTTCCAGTTAGCATAAAGTGCTGCGTAAGATGAAGCTGAACTAATAGTACCACGGTATGCAGTACAATTAAGAGTTGCTGTTCCTGCGTCAATATTTACAACGTCTACTTTCGGAACATTCAGAATAGCCATACAATCCATTCTTTGCTCACACATTGAAATGATTGCTGCCTGAGTAACGATATCGTTATTTCCTGCATCAAGAATCAAGTTAACATCGAACTCTTCTGCATTACTGAAAAGATCGTATGCAATAACAACTTGACCAACAGTAGGAGCACCATCAACACCACCAAGCAATGCTGTTGCTTCAAAAGATTTAACTTCGTCAGCATCAAGATCATTAGCAAATGCAAGTAAGTATTTTGAATATCGACTAATGTAAGTCTCTACATAAATCGAAGTTCCTTCATAATTTACTGCTGCGGGGTCGAAAGAAACAATTTGTTGCTCAAGAATTTGATTATTTAAATCCAGAACAACAATACCAAACTGATCAGTATTCTCTGGCTCAAATTCAAAAACATCTGCAAATTTAGTTGAACCAACAACATTTGCTGTAGCCCAATCTGCAAAGTTAGCAACAGCTACTTTGAAGGTATTACCTTTTGCTCCCGGGTATCTTGCAGCAAGTACCAATTTATCATCTGCTGAAGTTGGGTTATAAGTAAATGCTTCTTCTGCATCGCTGTTAGGAATAAATGTTGCGAATGACGCTGGTGCTGCAATACCAGTAGTATCTTCGATTTCTAGACCAGCATTTTTAGCTGTATCTGAATCAACTGCACGAACAACATACAGAGTATTTCCGTACTGCAAAAAGTTCCATGCTGTGTACCAATCTTCATAGTTAGAATCATTAGGATAACCGAATACACTGATAAGGTCTTTTTCGCTAGTGATAAGTTTTTTAATTGAAGCAGGACCCCACGAAAATTGTCCTACCATACCGGCAATAGATGTAGCAACTGCGGGAACTGATGTAGTCAAATCAACTTCTTTTACGTTGACTGAGGGTGATAATTGGAACATATCTTATGTCTCCTATATATGTGTTTGTCTTATTTTACTTGTTATTTTATTTATCATACTTCAAAATCTCGGTCCATTGAACTTGGAAATAAACCCAACGGTAAAAGATTTTCTTCAATTTCTTCCATTGCTTTAGAATAGACTTCTTTCAAAAGTCCTTCTTGATCCAACCACAAATCAACTAAATTTTCATTTGACATGAAGAAAGCGAACAATATTAGAGGTGTTACTAAATCATCATGTTTATTTTGAGAAGCGGCAAATGTTCCGTTCTTTTGCTTCTCAAAGGTTGAAAGTTCTTCGATGGTTTCTGAATCACAAATAATTAATTTTTTTAATTCAATAAAAGTTTTTAAATGCCCACAACCATTTCGTTTACTTCCTTTAGTCATTCTTAATCCGAACTTCGAATTGAAGAAAAACAAGTTTTCATATTCGTGATCAAAGTTTAGATCATTTAAAACTCCATCTCCTATAGAGTTATTTTCTACAATGACTAATGCTTTATTGTATGCTATTCCTATGTTATTTATAATACTTGAAAAAAGGTTTGTTTTGACTTGATTGTCTTTATATACAGCTACTTGTTTCCAAGGTATACTTGTGACATCTAGAACTTGTATAGATGAAGAGTCTCCTCCAACACCTTCAGCAACATCGCAAATTAAAACATATTGATGTTCTTTTTCTGGAGTATAATAAACTTTAAACTTTTTAAACATCTGGATTGATATAGGTTCTTCATATACCATATTCCGTAGTGTAGCAACATCTATCAATGTATTCGAGGACCCCAGAAAAT